CGATGGCCTACGATATTGCAAACTCTAAGACAGTTCTATTCGGTGGCATTGGTGCCGTTTATCTCAGCGACACTTGGACGCTGAACCGAAACGGCCTCGGCTTGCAGTCGGACGCGCTGCTCTCCTTGCCTTTTGGCGAGGGCGGCTTTCGCCATTACGATTGCACGCCACTTGCTGCAACCAGATCGCTATTTGCACCTGACGCTCGCTTGATGCGGACTGGGTTTGCGTACAACGTCCACAACCGCAGCACAGCTCAGACGCTGATCGTCAAGACAAAGACGGGTGCTTCGATTGTCTCTATGGCTCCGAGTCAATTTCGGTCGCTTTACCTGCTAGACAATTCCACCGTTGACGGTGTCTGGCAGACGAACACATCAACGACCAGCACGCACATCAGCTCGATTGTTTCTTTGCATCGCGAGCCGTGGACGTTGCGATTCTCAGATGTCAAAGCTGAGCCGACAGTCTTGCGCCAGATCCTTAACGACCAAGGCTACAACGGCAGAAACCCAGTAGCACTGGCAGTCACTATCGATGCGTCGGCGGTCCTTGGGTCTGTGCTTTCAACTGGCAACTTCCCGCGAGGATCAACAATCCTAATCCTCAACTTAGGCACAATCGTTGGCGCAGGTGGTGCAGGTGGTACGGGTGCAAATCCAAATGGCAGCGCCGGCGTTGGCAGTGTTGGCGGTCATGGATTCGATCTAAACTCTACAACCGCCATCAAGGTCCAGATCATCAACCGTGGGACCATTGCCGCAGGTGGTGGCGGTGGTGGTGGCGGTGACGACTCAGGTGGTGTCGGCGGTGGCGGTGGTGGTGGCGGTGGCGGCAGTGGTTACGCCACGGCACTCGGCGGCGCAGGCGGCACTGGCGGTGGCACCAAAGGCGCAAGCGGCCTAGTGCTCGCAGGTGGCGCAGGTGGCGGCGGTGGCACCAATCAAACCGCTGGGATCGGTGGCGCAGGTGGTGCGTCTGCTGCGGGTGCTACAGGCACCGGCACGACACCTGCTGCCGGTGGTGCTGCCGGCAGATCGTATCGGTGGTTGAGCAACAGCAACACGGCCAACGTCTTGACCGTGACCAACTATGGCGCAGGCATTGTGTCTGGCACATCGGGATCCTACTCAGCATGACCGTCAAAACAGTCTCAGAGGTGGATGGCGCAAAGCAGAGTCTGCGGCTCTTGCGGACAAAGTATATGGCGACCATCTTTCGCATCACTCGAGGTGATGGCGGCTTCTTGTTGCTGACCGATCACGACCGGCCAATCACATTCAACGAGGAGCTGTATCTGCCGTTGACCTTGTCCAGCATCTCATCTGAGACGAGAGAATCAGGCGTGAAAAACGGCACGCAGGTAGCGAAGGGAATCATCGACGGCGTAGTGATCAAGGCGAAAGACTTGCAAGGCCATCAGTACCGAGGCGCGGTCGTAAAGCACAAGCTTATCGACTGGCGCAATCCGTTGCATGTCTTCTACGCAGAGACAAAGCGCATTCGCCAGATCTACTGGGACGGGTCGCAGTGGTCAGCGATCATCGAAGGCATCGTCGCAACTATTCAACAACCGACCGGCGGCAGATTTGGTGGCACATTCTCTACGACTTGTCCTTATCGACTCGGCGATGCGAGCACCTGCAAGGCCGACATCTCGCTCGAGACCATCACGGCAGCGGTGGTGCAGTCAGTGGTCAGCGCAAGAAACACGGTGCGATTTACCACCGCAAGTTGGCCTGGCACCTACGAGGACAACTACTACAAAGAAGGCGAGCTGCAATGGGTCTCTGGTGCGAATGCTGGTTTAATTTGTCAGATCATCCGACATGTCCACAGCACAAGAGAAGTTGAGATCTTAGTGCCTGCATCGTTCGACATGGCGGTCGGCGATGTCGCAATCGTTCGGCCAGGATGCGACGGCTTCCGTGGCACATGCGAGGCAAAGTTTCGGCAATCTGTTGCCTTCTCTGGCACGACCACAAGCGTCGGCACGACAACTACGATCAACTGCACGGCCTTTTCGCCTGCGCTCACCAGTGGCATCTTGGATGGCCTAAACTACTACGTGATGCAAACCAGCGGCGCGATGGCTGGGGTTGAGCGATTGATTCTAAGCAATACGGCTACGCAACTGACGGTCACTTCTGCCCTGGCAGCAAACTCGCCTAGCGGTGCAACGTTCGTGATTCGCAGGTCGAATATCGTCAACTTTGGCGGCTCGCCCTACGACCCAGACGCAGGTCGCGTCCTGCTACAGGTGCCCTGATGTCAGACATCGGAAATGCGATAGCAAGTGCTGCGGCAAGCTATGCCGGCACTCCCTTTGTCCACCTTGGTCGAGTGCCTGGCGTGGGTCTTGATTGTGCTGGCGTGGTCTTCTGCGCGGCATGGCAAGCAGGTCTTGAGCTGGAGGACGCGAGAAACTACGGCAAGATCCCGCAAGCCAACTACCTGTTGGAGATGCTGTCGGCTAGATGTCGCAATCTTGACGGCGAAAGTCCGAGACCTGGTGACGTTGTGCTGTTTCAGTTCTCGTCATTACCGATGCACTTTGGCATCTTACTCAACGACAACCGCATGGCGCACGCCTTAGAGGGTCGCCGCAGAGTTTTAGTAGGACCAATGGGCAGTGCGTGGGAAAGCAAATTGCATAGCTGCTGGCGACTTATGGGAGCTGACTAGATGGCGCAACTAGCTGCAATACCAATCATCGTTGCTATCGGATCCGAATCAGCTTTAGCAATCGCCGCTGGCATTGCCATTGCCGCAGCAGCGTCCTACGTAGACAGCATGTATGTGATGCCGGCTTTGATGAAAAAGAAGCCAGGAGCAGACCAAGACCCAGAAGCCTTGTTCGGCCTTCCCCAAGCAAGTGTCGGCCTAGGCCAGCCAAGAATCTGGGCTATCGGCAATAAAATAAGGGTGCCGATGCATGTTATGTATCAGTCCGAAAAGACGAGGACTAGCACAACCAGGACGGGTGGTCGAAAAAACGGCACAACTAACACCATAGAAAAAGTCTATGCCGATTTAGCTATTGCATTGAACAGCCGAAAGATTGACGGCTTGCAGCAGATAGTGGGCAACGGCAAGTTTCTATTCATCCGTGATCGCAACCTAACCAACACCACATCATCGACCATCACGGTCTCGCAGGATGGTTTAAATATCAAACTGCAAATGCAGTCCGTATTCGACCAAGAGTTCAGCGACCGATTCATCGTCTATGACTATGTGCGGCTGGACAACTTTAGAATCACTTCTGGCACTGACATCAACCAAGGCCATTGGAAAGTCGTTGCAGTCACTGGCCACGCAGGCAACAACTTTAGTTCGCTCACTCTTGCGCCTTGGACGGCTCAGGACACGTCTGGGACCATCAACGCTTTGTGCGGCGATGTGTCGGCACCATCAATCATCACTAGGATTGATGACATCTTTTTCGATGATGACTTACATCAAACCAGTCCTCTTATTATTCCTATTCTTTTTAATGTGGGTTTTGGTGGTACTAGATCTATTCCATTTGTGCAATTATATAGAGAACCATGGCGACCCGCGACCATGACGGGCACGGACATTGCCAATATGATTCTTGGAAACAATAGGCAATCATTAAATGTAATACTGACCGATCTCAACACTACATCTTACCCATATTCAGGTGGGCCGATTGTTCCATATATTGTGCCAAATGTTTTCCCTGGCACCAACTCGCCAACGAGCGTCGAAATACGAATTGAAAGCAACTCTACTCGTTTTATTGCATTCCCGCAGGGCTTTCCTGTTATGACAGCTAGCGATGGCGGATATTGGGGCGTAAGCACTTACGCGCTGATTGGTGGTCGCAAACGGCACGCAACTGTAAGAAATGGAAGCCCAAGCACATACGATGGCTCACTCTATCTAACAGAGCCGATCATCCACTACGGCGACGAAGTGCAGACCGAGGATGCCAATATAGCAATAATCGAAAACCCAGGATCAATCCCAGGCTTTCGCGGTGCTTCCTATGTCTCGATGAACGAGCTGGACGTTTCTACCTTTGGCAATCAAGTCCCGCACACGCTTGAGGCACTGATCGAACCCGATAAGAGCATGACTTGGCCGCAAGCGATTATTGCGATCTGCGAGCGCAGCGGATTGACGGCATCGCAAATCGATGTCAGCAAGATACAGGCTTTGCCATTCTTGGGACTCTACTTGCAAGGCCCGATGCCAGGGTCCACGGCACTCCAGCCGCTGCTGATGGCTGGCCAGATACTGACTCAAGAACACGACGGCGTGATTCACTTTTTCAACATCGAACAAGCCGAGATAGTGCAGCTCGAGAATGGTGCCGAGTTCTCTGATCTTGGCGCGATGGCTGGATCTGACACGCCGATGCGAGCCGATAAGGTCGCTTATACACAAGCAGACTATGGCGACCTGCCAACGTCTGTTGCTGTGCGGCATCAAGACCCAGACAGCATCTACCAGCAGGGCTATCAAAAGTTCTCGCTGCGATCCACGAACGCTTTTAAGAAGTCGGTCGAGACCGAACTTGATCTGCGAATGATGGTGCTGTCGCGCAGATCAGCCAAGGAACTGGCGGCGAATCTGCTGCGGCGATCTTGGATCAACTCGCAGAAAGTCGAGCTGATGTTGCCCGTTGCTTATCTCGACCTGCTCGAGAATGACATCATCACGGTCACCGACGATTCTGGCGAGCTGGTGAACGCTCGCATCGTGCGTCGCGAGATGGGCGCGAACATGCTGGTTAGCATTACGGCGGTGCGCGAAGAGCAAAACCTGTCCAGCTCTGGCTCGAGCGTGCAGCGACTGGGCGGCATAATTCCTAATTTTCAAGGCATACCAAACATCGCATCCGACTTTGTAGATATCCCGCCGTTGCTCGACGCTCATGCGTCGCAGCCTGGCATCTACATTTGCGCAACGGCTAAGGGTGAAATCTTCCAAGGTGCGCAAGTGTGGGAGTCTCGCGATTCAGGAGTCAACTACGAGCTGGTTGGTAACCTGTTGAACGAGTGGCAGGTCGGTACGACTCAAACCGTGCTGGGCAGTACGGTCACCTATGGCGAGACAGCCAATGGTGGTCCATTCACGGACTCGGTCAACACCGTTGAGGTGTTGTTCGATTCGCTCGGCCCAAGCTGGTTGCCGCTAAACAATTGGACAGATGCCGACATCGTGCGTGGTCGTGGTTGGTTCTTGATCGGCGACGAGATCGTCGGTGTCAAATCAGTCGAGCTTTTGAATAACGGAAACTATTTGCTCAAAGATTTGGTGCGCGGCCTGCGCGGCACTTTTCACAGCTGCGATGCGGCAAAGGCAACTGGATTGCGCGTTGTTCGACTCGATCAATTCATGTCTGGCAATCTCTGGCGGCAGTTCGACGACGGTGTGGCGCAGTCACTGCCAACGACTCGCATGTATAAGGTCGTGCCATCGTCGGCCACTCTTGGGGATGTTGCGGCGCAGACAGTGACGGTCAACTGTTGGAACAGCCGACCGCTTCCAGCTTACCTGTCAAAAGTGATTTCAGCTTCGCCATACAGCGTCCGGTTTGGAGTCAATCACCGATCACGGATGAACTTTGCGGTTGGGGCCAGTTACAAGGTGCCGCTCGACGAATCGTTCGAGGCATACACGTTGCGAATTTACAACCCAGCAAACACGACATTGATGCGCACAAAAAACATCACATCCATTGGATCTGGATCAAATGAGATCCGCGACAAGTGGATGGACTACACGCCGGCAGAGCAAACCACTGACGGCTACACGCCGAGCGCGTCAACGATGTTCTGGGTCGAGATCGAGCAGGATGGACAGTTCGGCCAGGGCCAGACATGGAGGCAGCAGATATGACCTTCGAGACGACGGTCCTAGGCAAAGACACACTGGCGATCATGCCAGCGGCCATCTCGGGGCTTGCGACCGCAACGCCAGACACCGCCGCTGATTCGTTTGCCTTTCTTGATGCGACCGATGGCCTGCACAAAAAGGCAATCCTTTCTACGATCTCAACGTCTGCCGTCACCAGCGTTGCCACTGGCACCGGGTTGACTGGTGGACCGATTACAACTACTGGCACGATTGCGCTGGCAAATACGGCAGTGACCGCTGGCGTGTATGCCGCCGCAACCGTGACGGTGGATGCACAGGGCAGATTGACTGCGGCCACGGCCAACACGTTGGCGACGGTGGCAACGAGCGGCAGTGCGTCCGATCTTTCTGCGGGCACTGTGGCGGCTGCAAGGATGCCAGCCTACACGGGCGATGCGACTTCGACGGTTGGCACGGTTGCGCTGACGATTGCGGCAAACGCTGTGACCTTGGCCAAGATGGCGACGACAGCCACCAGCACCATCCTAGGTCGCGTGACGGCCAGCACGGGCAATGTCGAGGCATTGACTGGCGCACAAGCGGCAACGTTGCTGCCGAGCTTTAGTTTGAGTCTTGCTGGCCTGGTGCCTGCGCCAGTGACTTCGACTTTGCGATTCTTGCGCGATGACTCTACATGGGCGGCGAATCCATCTGGCACCGTTACCAGCGTTGCGCTTTCAGGTGGTACCACTGGCTTGACTGTCACTGGTTCGCCGATCACTACCAGTGGCACGATCACAATCGATGGCGTGCTAGCGGTTGCCAACGGTGGCACTGGCGCGTCTAGTGGCGTGCTACTGGACACCGACATCCTGCAACGCATTTCTCTGCGCTTATAACCATGCTACTACTCACACTCTCCACGCACTCGCTGATGCTGCGGACCTCGTCCACTTCTGCCATCGACTTTGTGGCTAGCTGGGTCGATGTTGGTGGCGGTGCATTCACGCCAGGGTCTCAGGAGGGGCAGACAACCACCGCGACAGATACGACTATCGTGGCATCGCAGGCTGGCGAGGGCGTATCGCGCCAGATCAAGATGTTAACCATCATCAATGTTGGCAGCACTAGCAACACGGTGAGCGTGCTGAAGGCGATCTCGGCAACGAAAAGGATTTGCTACACCGCAGTGCTAGCGACAAGCGAGTGCCTGTCCTATGTAGACGGCGTTGGGTTCAGAGTGAGCACATCGACCGGATCGCAACGGGTGGTCAACTCTGGCGGTGGTGACTTTGAGTTTTTGGGTTCAACTGTTCTTGCATCGTCGGCAACTAGCACGGCCATCGTGCCAATTGCTGCGCGGGGTCTTCTGATGGTGCAGTCGATCATCACTGGCTACGGCGGCAGCGACATAGCGAGTCTGCGATTCAACTCTGATTCTGGCGCAAACTATTGGTCGCGATACCTAGCCAGTGCTGCTGGTGGCGTGACCTGGACGAACAACGTCTCGGTGTCGGCCACGGTCGCTCGCATGTTTGCACTCGGTGTCACGACCGGCAGATCGTCCAACATGTCGATCAGCAACCGACTAAACAGCAGCAAGTGCGGTGCGGTCTCTGCGCTTACCGGCACAGGTAGCGCATCCACTGGCGACGGTGTAGAAATCGGCGGCTTCGAGTGGATTAACACGACCGCACAGATCACCACGATTCAGATGCTGACCGCAAATGGCGCAACGCTAACCACCGGCAGTGGCTTTGCCGTCTGGGGGAAAAACATATGATGACACCACTCGATGAGAACATGTTCGCCGCCGTCAAAGATCTCGGCGGATGGGGCGCGTTCCTGATCGCAACGGTGTGGGGCGGTCGAACTTTCATGGCGTTGGCGAGGGACTTTTCAAGCAAGGTCTGCGCCGAACTTTCCAAGATCAGCGACGCGATGGTGATGCAAACCATGTCGCATGAGCGGATCGAGGAGCGATTGGAAAGCCTTTCCGACCAACAAGACCAACAGACCGAGGCAATCCAGACATTGCTGCGGCATCACACC